TAAGTTTAGTATTATTAAACTTATTACTCCATATCAGATTATGCGTAATATTTTTGCATATCATAGAGAAATGATTATTGCTAAAAATAAAATGCTTATTCTTTTATTACCTGAAAGCTTAATTGCTTCTGATAATGAAGATAAACTTTATAAAATGGCTGCTGATGGTACACTTCTTATTGACGATAGTGAAGATACTAATAGTCAAAAGATGGCTCAAATTAGAATGCTTAATGCTAATATGGGTGATTATATTACTCAAATTACTAATCTAATTGAAACAACTAAACTTGAAGCTAGAGAAATAGTTGATATGAATGCTCAACGTTATGGTCAAATTTCTCAATCTGCTGGAGCATCTACAACACAACAAGCTGTAGCACAATCAGCAATGGGTAGTATTATTATTACTACAATGTTTGATAAAATGCGAGAAGCCGATTATAATAGAGATATGGATTATGCTAAACTAGCATATATTGATGGTCTTGATGTTTCTTTTAGAGATAGTTCTGGAGTTCAACGTTATTTATCTCTTGATATAGATAAATTTGTAAATGCTGATTATTCTGTTGCAGTTAAGACTGATATAAAAGAAATTGATAAACTTCAACAACTAAAACAATGGGCGTTTAGTGCTGCACAAAATGGAGATCTTGAAATGGCTATCGCAGCAATAACTGGAGATAATGTTACACAAATTAAAACTCTTGTTACCAAGTTTGCTGATATAAAACGTCAACATGAAGCTGATATGAAACAAACTGAACAAATGATTGAACAACAAAAAATTCAAGCTAAACTTCAAGAGATTCAAGCTAAAGGTGAACAAGATCGTCTTACTGAAGAACTTAAACAACAATATCAACTTCAAGCTAAATATATTGATGTAGATATTTCTTTACTTGGTACATCAGTACAAGATGATGCTGCTAAACAAAGACTTAGCGAAATAGCTGAAGGTAATCGTAATGCAGTAGAACAACAAAAGCTTATGTTTAATAATCAAAAGCTTCAAGCTGATATTTATAATAAAGCTGCTGATAGAGAAGTTAAACTTGCTGATATAGCTGCTAAAGTTAAGATTGCTAAGACTAATAAAAATAGATTTGATAAAAAATAGAGTGTTATGAAACTTATTAATCGTATTAAACAAATGATTGCATTTTGGAATAATGTTGATCATAAAGTGTGTATTTTAAATAATAGTGTTATAACTATTTTAGTTTATATTGCAAGCTTTCTTGCTACAGATAAAGATTATCTTATAGGTTTGTTTACTAGTATGATTATAGGTTTAGCTTATGCTACTTATAGTGAACGTAAAATTACTACTAAAGAAAAACCTATTAATGTTGATTTGATTGTCGCAGGTATTGTAGGAACTGGTCTTGCTATTATTGAAATTATGATTCTAAGCTTGATATTTATGTAGTATATTCCCAAACTACTCGAACCACTAGATTAAATGATGAGTTTAATTCTAGTGGTTTTCTTTTAACTGATAAAATTTATTTCCACATTTTAATTTCTCATATAAGCTAATATCTTTTATCGATTGATATGTTACTAAGGTTTTATGCTTTAAAGGCTGTGGTGAAAGATTTAGCCTACAAATCGACTATATTTTACATTTTAGACATAGCAGTTAAATTCAAAATCTTTAAATCATTATTAGCAGTAATAATAATATTAAGGCTGCAAACAAACCTACATCTTATATTATTAACACTCGTTCTGTTACACTTTATTTTGTACATCTAGGTATTCATTATATCTTTGTGGTACATAAAGTTATTCATATAATTATATTAATAATAAACTTAATATTATGGCGTTTGATATTGATTTTGGAGATGGAGTAGATAATTCAGTTGATACGACTGATACTTCAAGCAAAGGCAACCAAAGTGATAATGATTCTACTTCACTTGATGGTAAACCTGATGTTACAGATTTGAACAAGACTAATGATCAAGAACAATCTAAAGTAAATGATCAAAATGATAGTAAGCAAAATTCTGATTCTGATAAAGATAAAGATAATGATTCTACTGATACCAACTCTTCTACGGGGGGGCTTTCAGCTGGTACTGCTATCGAATTTGATGGTAAAAGTTATGTAGTTAACGATAATGGAGATATTGTTGATGAAAATAATAATATCTTTAAAGCTGCAAAAGATGTTAAAGCTTGGCTTGATTCAGTAGATGTAGATAATTCTGATAATTCTACTGCAGTTGTTGATGATAACTTTTTAAATTCTATTCAACAAATTGTAGGTGTAGATTTACAAGATGATAAAGGTAATGCTATTGAATTTACAAATGATTCTCAAGGTGTTAGTAGCTATATTAATTCTGTAATTGAACTTAAAGTTCGAGAAGCTCAAGATGCTACAATTAATAAGTTGTTTGCAGATAAACCTTATCTTAAAGAAGTAAATGATTATTATATTGCTAATGGTGGTTCTCTTGAAGGTTTTGGTCAATTACCAGATAGAAGCGGTATTGAATTAGATAAAGACAATACTCAGCAACTTGAATATATTATTAGAGCCGCTGCTGCTGAATTCGGTAATAAAAGTCTTAACGATAATTATATTAAATTCCTTAAAGATACAAATGGTCTTTATGATGTAGCAAAAGAACAACTTGAAGCTCTTGTAGAAAAAGACAAATACGTTAGAGAACAATATGCTCAACAAGCTAAAGAAGTTCAACGTAAAGAACAAGAAGCTATTGTAGCTTATTGGAATAATGTAAATAATGTTATTAATACAGGTTCTATAGGTAATTATAAAATTCCTGAAACTATAGTTAAAGATAACAATGGAACTAAACTTACTCTTAGTCGTAAAGACTTCTATGAGTATTTATCTAAACCTGTTAAAGATAATAATGGTAATAATATTACAGCATATCAAAGAGATTTAAATAATTTATCTGATGAAGATTATCTTAATAAAGAGTTAATTGATGCTTGGCTTATGTTTACTGGAGGTTCTTATAAAGACCTAGTATCTATGGCTATTAAAGAAGATCAAGTTCGTACACTACGAATGAAAGCTAAAAATACTAAGACTAGTAAAACTATTAAAATTACTCCTAAGTCTTCTGATAAAGTCGATATTAATGATATTATTTTATAATCTCTTATAACAATTACTCATTTTAATTTTAAAATTATGTATCAACTTAGAGAAGTATCTCGTGGCCGATTTGATGATAGAGGTTTTTCTAATGAAGCTACTATTGCAAATCTTATGAAAGAGAAACCAGCAGAAATTAATAACATTCTTACTTATACTTATGGTATGGATGATGATAGGTTTCCTCTTACTTTTTTAACTGAAGGTCAAGGTAAAGATGGTGTTAAAGACATCGAAACTGTTGAATGGAATTGGAAGACTATGGGACGTATGAAGTTTAATGATTATGTTCTATGGTTTGATACTAGTAATGCAACTCCTGGTAAAGGCGGTGCTATGTTTGATATTGAGTTTGCTACTCATTGTATTATTGAACAATATGGTCTTATCGCTCCTGATGGTGTAACTCAAGTTCGTGTTATGGCAGATCTTGGTGCTGGTACTCATGGAGGTTATAAATATCGTGTTAAGTTTATGAGTGCAAATCCTCAAGCATTTGTTTCTCTTGATAATCTTAAAGTTGGTAAGTATTGGTCTATGACTGCTCCTACTGTAAGTGAATCTTATAGTGATGGTAATCGTAGTAATGCTATGGGTCCAGGTAAGATGAAGAGTCAACTTGAGTTCCATCGTTATTCTAAAGAAATTGGTGGTAATCTTGCTAATACTGTAGTTAGTTATGAATTTAAGACTAAGACAGGTACTACTAATCTTTGGATTAATGAAGAAATGCGTCAATTTGATATTAACATGCGAGTTATGGATGAAGAGCGTCTATGGATTGCTCAATATAATCGTAATGAAAATGGTGAAATTGATCTTATCGACTTTAAAAATAATGAACCTATTCCTCATACTGCAGGTATGATTCAAATTTGTGATGAAGCAAATTATGAAACTTATGGAGAAGTTCTTACTCTAAATAAGATTGAACGTAGTATTGGCGATGTTCTTGATAAGAGTACTGATACTGGTTCTATGGAACTTGTTCTATTTGGTGGTAAAGGTTTCATGGATGACTTTGATAAGGCTATCAAAGAAGATGCTCGTGCTGAAGGTTTTGCTACACCTCTTGGTGATAAGATGATTGATGAAGTTGAAGGCGGTCTTGCTTATGGCAAGTATTTCCGTCGTTATAAGACTATTGATAATCATATTATTACTGTTAAGCATCTTGCTTTCTGCGATACGGGTACTATGGCAGAAAATGCTCGTTCTAATGGTATGCTTCATCCTCGTACAGGTCGTCCTATTACTTCTCATCAAGCGTTCCTTGTAGATATGTCAGTATATCAAGGTGTACGTAATGTTCGTAAGGTTCGTCAAAAGGGACAAATTTATCATTCAGGTGTACTTAAAGGTCTTGCTCCCATTCCTGCTGCTTGGGGTTCTGTACCTGAAAATAGTATCGGTACTCGTATTGATAAATCTATGTATGAAATTAAGAACTCTTACGGTCTACAAGTAAATAATTCAACTAAGATGATGCACTTGAAGTGTGTACTTTAATTAAAGATTAATTTAATATTAGAACAAATATGGCACTAAACCCTGTAAATATGGCTGCTGAAAATAAAGTTCCAGTTAACGGAGAAACAGCAGGAACTCAAGGTCAACCTGTTAGTGAGAAAAATAATGGTTCTACTAAAGAACCTAAAGTTGACTCTAGCACCCCCGTAAAGAACATGAGTGATAGAGAACTTAATAATGAAATGTTAGATGATACTCTTAACGATAAATATGTTGAAAAAAGAAGTATAACTATTTCTCTTGTTCATAATTATTCTAATTATCGCAAGGCTAATATGAAAATACTTGGTCAACGTAAAGAAGTTATTGGTTCTTCTATTCGTTCATGTCGGGTTCTTTCTTCTAATAAAGAAGAAGTAGAAAAATATTTTCCTGCTATTATTGGTTTGTCACCTAACAATCCTGAATTTGTTACTAGAGTTAAAAGTTATTTGAGTAATATTTCTATGGCTGTAGCTGAAAATAATATAGTTCTTAATACATCATTTATCTATGATCATAAGAAAGATTATCTTAAAATACGTAAAGAAGAAGAAGCTATCAATAATACTTATGATAAAGTTGATAGGTCTAATATTTCTGAACTTAAAGAAGCTCTAAATCTTCGTATTGAGGCTCTTAATACTTTAGAAAGTACTAAATGTAAGTATGGTACTCCAGAGAATATTGAAGAATATCTTATGTATCGTCATTGTCTTTTGTATAGTGAAGTTGCTAAAGATATAGCTTTGATTAACGCAGATCCTTCTATTCGTTTTTATATTAAAGACGAACTTAAAGAAGCAGAAAAGACTAGACGTCTTATTGATGAACGTAAAACTGCTATGCGTAACTTTGTTGAACTTGATGCAAAAGATGCTAAGTTTAATGCAGTATATGTAGCAGTTTGTGTTATTAAGGGTGACAATCTAGCTGAAGCTTTACTTAAAGATAGAAGTGCAAGAAGTGTTATTCTTATGGATTATACTAATACTTATCCTGATAGGTTTAACAAACTAGTAAATGATAAACATATTGCTACAAAAGCACTTATTGAAACATTAATTACTAGAGGTGAACTTATTAGGTCTGAATATAATCAACAAATTTCTACAGCAGAAGGTGTATTTGTAGGTAGTAATCTTAAAGAAGCTGTTGCTTATTTTGATAATCCTAACAATGCAGAACTTAGAACTGCTTACGAAAATAAACTCAAACTTTTTTAATATCATAAAGTTATGGATATAGCAACGATGCACGTATGGTTTAGACAATATGCTCAACAAATGGGTATGCAAAATGTTCGAGCTATTCTTCCTGAACAAATTGATTTGCTCATTAATACAAGTATATCTGATACCATCAATCAGCTTATCCAAGAAAATGTTGGTATCAAAAATGATAGAGTTATTACAGATAATTCTAAGCTAGGTACTATCAACGCTCTTCGAACATTATATACTGTTGATAGTTTTCCTTTGACTGGAACAAATGCTTTACTTAAATTTAGAGCAGCAAATAGTAGAATTGGTAAACTTAGTAATGAAGTTAGTAGTTTTAATTTTACTGATATACTATTTTTAGTTGATTTTGGTATAACATATAAACAAACTTATACAGGTTATAATGGAATTGATGATACTGCTCCAGAATTTAGCGATGACGCAATAGAAACTAATTTGTATCCTGTTCGAATGATCGAAGATAGATACCTAGCTGATACTCTTAATGACTTTATTTTAAAGAATAGACTTCGTTCTCCTATTATTATTGTAAGAAACAATGGTCTTATTGATTTATATATTGATAAGTTTACTAAAAGCTTAACTTATTATACTCTTGAAAACAATCTTGTACCTTATACTCTTCGAGTATCTTATATTAAAAGACCTAATAAAGTTAGGTATGCTGAAGATATTAATGGTAATAATGTTGATTGTGATCTTCCAGAGTATATGCACGTAGATATTCTAAAACATGCTGTTGATTTATATCATGCAGCATTACAAGGAAGT